TATGATATAATTGAAAAAATTATATATTTCCAAGACGATAAAGGAAAGGCGCAGTTTTACCACGATCTTAATAAGTATCGTGAGTATATGATAGAGCGTGGAGATTCCTACGAACGTATAAAAGCTATGAAGTGGCTGCGAGACAAAGATGCTGCATTTAGTAACATGCCGTTCCTTGACCATCGAGCACGTATTTATGAAAGAGGATTGATTGGGCCGCAGTCCGGAGAAGCGTATCGACCTTTCCTGAATACAGAAAAAGCTGAATCTTTTAGTGAAATTGGATTTTTGAATTTACAAGACCAAATAGGCGCTTTTCTAGGTGGTGCGTCCGACACATTAGAACATAAGTTTAACAGCTTAACTGTTCAAGGTCGGCAGTCGATTGCAACATACTGGCGAAAAGAGTTGGTGGATCTCGGTGATAGCATGCGAAGAGGTAAGCCACAAGATATTCGTAATATCTTAGAGAATTCCATTATGCAGCAAATTGATGGTGAAGAGCAAGCTAAACTAATGCGATTTGCATTAGAAGCTAGTAGATTAAATGAATTCCTTGGAGGGCGCTACGATGCTAAGGCATACGCTACACTTAAGGGTTATCAGATTAGCTTAGCATTAGAACAAGACGCCAGCAGTTCAGGTGCACAGATCATTGCTCTTACCACTAAGAATAAGCAACTAGCCGAGTTGTCTAATGTAGTGCCAACTGATCAGAAGAGAAGGTTATATGACGAAATAGCTCATTCAACCTTTAATGATCCTAGGTTTAGGGAGCTAAATGAAAAGCTAGGTATATCTGAGAAAGACTTACGTAAAGCTGCGAAAAATCAAAACATGGTGACACTCTACGGTAAACAAAACTGCCGTAATAAAATTGGGTTAATTGCTGGAAACTCCATACGTTAGTGGACAATCAGCAGCCAAGCTTAGTCTGAAAAGACTTTGAAGGTTCAACGACTAGGATAGACCACCTTGAAAGGTGATGAAATCCGTAGGGTAGAAGTCTACTCGAAACGCCCAAAGTGTATTAGTACACTAAGATATAGTCTAAGCTACATATAAGGAAACGAAATTGTAGAAGTGTTGTGCAACACAAACCCCACATAACCACAGGAAGCTCCTATAATGGATTACCAGCTACACTATGAAAATTTAATTTCCAAACATGGTCATACAATTAGGCCAGCAAATACTACTTATTACGAACGCCATCACATTTTGCCTAAAGCCTTAGGTGGTGACAATTCTATTAGTAATCTTGTGTATTTGACAGGTCGATGTCATTTACTTGCGCATTGGCTTTTGTATAAACTTACAAATGAACCCAAGATGGCTATGGCTTTCTTTATGATGCGAAACAACAAGAGTGGGTATGCTATCACTAAGTGTGAAGATCGTGTTATGACGCGAATAATGAAAAAGCATGGCCAACTCTCTAAAAGAATTGAAACGCCTTTAGGCATTTTTGATTCTTATCTAGATGCTGCAATTGCACATGGCATTCCTGGAAGCACTATACAGAATTGGGTCAAACAGAAACCTGATGTCTTCAAAGACTTAGGTAGCGAACGACCTCGTTTAGCAAGAGCTGAAGGTGAGCACGGAATGAGCAGGCGCGTTAGAACTCCTTTAGGTGTCTTCAATTTTATTGGTGCTGCATCTAAAGCGCATGGAATTACAAATAAGACACTTGCAAGACGCTGTGAACAATTTCCAGAAAATTATGAGTATCTTGATCCACCTACGCAAGGCCGGAAAATGGAAAGCGTTTCTCCAAATGCAAAAAAGGTACAAACACCTTTAGGTATTTTTGATAGCATCACACTTGCTGCTGAAGCACACGGACTGAGTCGTGATGTAATGCGTAGTAAAATACGCTCAGTATGTAATTCTGGTTATTACACAATTTAAATAATCGCACAACACTGGCAACAAGTAACGACTGTTGCCTAATATAACTGGCAGGTAAGAAAACCGGTATCCTAGCTGTTGAGTCGAAGTTAAGTAAGGCTCTTGGTAAAGAAGGCGTCCTTGTCGTAAAGGCAGCAGAACGCGATACCGTGCTTGCTGAAATCTCTGCAAGAATGGCCAGATACGAGAAGATTGACTCAGAGTTGTATAACGACTTAAAAGCTTTAAGAGCTGATGTTAAAGACATCTTCGATAAAGGTCAAAAGCCTGGAGATGATATCATGTCTCAATTATATTTCTTAGATAGTAAAACACGTGACGTCTTAGAGAAAATGACACGCAACTACGATCAAGTTATAACACCTGATGACTTTCAGCAGATTGCTATGATCATGAGCGAGCATCTGGGACGACAAGTTCCTATTCTTACTGACTTCACAAAGTTTTATGGACGGCTAGCTGAGGACTTTCTACTTACTGCGAAACCAGGAAATAGTGATATCGATACCAGCGCATTGCTTCAAACGCTTTTGTTTGGCGCTAGAGACAAAGGTACAAAACTTCCAAAGTGGCTTTCTCAGATATTGGCTATTAAAGATGAAAGCCTTAAACAACAAATGCTTCGTCGAATTCCAGGCTATGTACCGGGCTCTACGCTTTCAAAGCTAGTAGAAGGTGTCGATGCGCCTACACGTAGACGAACTGGTTTCAAAATCGGTAAATTCTCTCTATTCTCAGAAGATATAACCAAGGGTGTAGAGGTCGGCATCCCAAATACACTAGATAAAAGTTGGACGAATGTACCTAATGTTAACTTCGATGGCAAAGTCTTAGAGCAGCATTACACACAGGTCTTTGAAGAGAAATTAATGTATAAAGATGCTGATGGTAAATGGATTACTAATATTCTGCAAGTTCCTCAAAAGACAAGTGGTAATTGGTGGGAAGAATTTAGAAATAAAGACGGTAAAATTAATGATATTGTAGACGTAACACGTGCGCGTACAGCGTATGGCGTTAATTCTAATCATGCAAATGATGCCACGATTGTCAAAAACTTCCATCTCTGGGGTAAAGACAACAATGTAGCTACTACAACGATCCATGATGCTTTCTTTGCCAATGCTGCTCAAATGGTTCCAGCTAGAGAGGGTCTGAAAGTCATCTACGCAAACGCAGTTGACTCACATTCACTTAAAGCTACCTTAGACGAGATGCTAGCCAGAGGCATGCCGAAAGCTATGTATGATGCGTATCTTGACGAGGCTGAGCGAATTGGATTGATTCCAGTACCCGGTAAATCAGTTGTTGGTGGCAAGACACTAACAGAAGCTGATATCTTAAAACGTGAAGATGTTCTTATTCCTTTGAATAATGACTTCAAGACAAATAAATATTTTTATGGAGTAGGCTAAAATGGCAACTAAAAAGAAACCAGCACCCGGTCCAAAACCAAAGTGCTAATTTAAACCGATATGCCATGAGGCTATTAATTACAGAGCCTTTAAAAGCTCGACTCTCTCTGGACGAGGCTGTGCCTCTATTTTAACAATAGCATAAATCTGCTAAACTAAGGCTGTGCCTTAAGGAAATCAAAATGGCTGACGAAAATACTCAAGAAACTAACACTGATGCTGCTACCGTAGCTGCTGAGGCTCAGAATGTAGCTGCTGCTGTAAAGGCAGCTGAAGCTGCAGCTGAAACTGAAATGAAGGCTGCTGCTGATAAAGCAGCCGCTGACAAGGCAGCTCTCGGGAGTGCTGGTGATAGCGAACTAATTGCCAAGATCGTAAAAGAACGGCTTGACACAGAACTCGCTAACATTAAGAGTAAACTTGACGGTGCTTACAAGCAACGTGATGAATCTCAAGCAAAAGTCGCGGCGTTCGAAGCTAGAGAACGGGAAAATACTCTTAAACGGTTGGCTGAAGAAGGTAAGCATAAAGAAGCTTACGAGATGCAGTTGGCTGAAGAACGTGCAGCAAACGCAGCACTTGCAAAACGAAACACAGAGTTGTCTCGTGATGTGAGCGTTCGTGAAAGTCTACGTAGCTTGTCATTTAGAAATGATAAAGCCGCTCAGATGGCATTTCAAGAGATTACATCCAATCTCGTACAGGATGAAAATAAGCAGTGGGTACACCGCTCAGGTATTTCTGTAAAAGAGTATTGTGATGCCTTTTCAAAAGATGAAGAACAATCGTTCTTGTTCAAGGCTAAGATGAACAGTGGTGCAGGCACTACAACAAACGGTGGAAGCGGCAATCCTGCTGAATCTACCAAGTCGAAATCTTTATTTGCAATGACGCAAGCAGAAGTTATTAAAATGGCTGCTGAAGGTAAACTCGGCAAACTCTCTAGTTTTTAATTTATAGTCGAAAGACTCAAGGATACTAATATATGGCAACTACTTTTTCTGACGCAACTGGCAATACCTTTGCTCTTCAAGCCGCTCTGGGTGCTTACAGCGATGAGGCTTACACGAATGCTCGTAAGCTGTATGGTACTGGCATTGTCGGCCCTAACCCAAATATCAACACTGATACTGAGACTTTCATTGGTCAGGTTCGTTGGTTTAAGCCGATTAATCCTCAAATCAACGTTGCAAGTCTGGTCACTGCAACTGCTGGTTTGACTACTAGCTACACTTCTGACTTTTCGACCTATGTTAAGACTGTGCGTACGCATGGCGCTTCTCAAGTCAACTTGTCACAAATCGTTACGCAGCAAGATGGTTTGGCTAAGATTAGCCGTGACTTTGGTGAGACACGCGCTCAAGACGAGCATAACGCTATTCTGGCTGTGCTCAAAGGCGTTGCTCTGTCTGAAGCATTGAACGGTGTCGCTAGTGGTTCTGGCGTAGTTGGTCTTGGCGGTCAGACCTTTACCAACGATCCTGCTGATCAAAAGTATGGTTTCTACGTTGATTTGGCGGGTGCTGCTCCGGTTGTGGCTGCAACTGCCGCTATCCAAGGCGCTGCTCGTGCAGAAGGTTTCCTGACAGCACTTGGTATGGGTTGGAAAGACTACGAACCCGAGTATGCTTACTTGGTCGTGTCTCCTGAGACGCTGGCTTCTCTCCGTTCTGCCAACTTAGTTGATGATGTTAAAGTCACTGAAGCTAATGTTGTGTTTGACACCATTTTCGGTGGCAAGTTCCGTTTGGTTCAGACTCGTGCTGCTCAATCTTTCTCCGCGGCTCAATTGGCTAAGCTCAACACTGGTACAGGTGTCGACATCAATGCCGGGTCCACCAAGACCTCTTTCATCGTGTTGCCTAGCGCAATTGCGATGGAACCCTTGAATATTCCTACGCCTGTTGAAATCTTCCGTGATGCTCGCGCATACAACGGTGGCGGTTCTACGGATATCTGGTACCGTTGGGGCTATGTGGCGCATCCAGGTGGCTACGATTGGGTCGGTGCTACTACTGCATTCCCTGATGACGCTGCCTACATGAAGTCGGTTACTGGCGGCGTTCCCGAAGTATTTACCGGTGCTACTGTTGGTGCTACCACCACTGGCACCTGGAAGCGTAAAGCTTCTTCTGCTCTCAGCCTGGGTATCTTGCCAGTCTTTCACGCCTAAAAATCATGGCACTTGTAAAGGACGTAAACTCCTACGTAACAGTAGAAGAAGCAGACGCGTACTTTGCAGACAGATTAGACGTAGCAGCCTGGATGGATGCAACTGCAATTCAAAAACCACAAGCTTTGATAACAGCTACATCCATTCTTGATGAAGAGAGTTGGCTAGGTGTTGCGATTGATGAATATCAGGAGCTTGCCTTTCCTCGTAATGGGCATTTTGATGATCCTAAATTTGGATACGGATACTCTATGGACCCAACTCCTGCTCGTATAACGAGAGCCGTATTTGAATTGGCTTATCATTTGTTAAATAATGATGGGTTACTTGATGATACCGGCTCTGTTATGAATCTGTCTGTAGGAAATATCAATCTGTCTACATTACGAAGTCCAGGCAAGCTGCCAGCTGTCGTGAAGAAGCTTATAAGTCCTTTGCTAGTTGGTAATAGCAGCCGTAGCTGGTGGAGGGCTAACTAATGGGTTACAGTACTCTGGTAAGAGGAAGTGTTAAAAAAGCATTTAATCTTTTGAAAGACTTGGCTGTAGACGTTATCATGACTTCTAAAAGTAACACGGGGTTTGATTTTTCTACAAATAGTGTAGGTACAGTTGCATTATCGTCTAAAACGATCAAGGCTATACCCGTTTCAAAGACGATACGTGCCACCGCAGAACTCCCAAGCTCTATTCAAAATTCATTTTTGTTTAAAGCTGAAGACTTTCAAGAACCTAATATTTATAGTACGATTACTGTAATAGGTGGTTCTACGTGGACCATCGTGCCTCCTTTTAATAATGATGGCTACACTGTAAGTGTAAATGTTGTTAGGGAGTCATAAATGGGTAAGTATACATCTGTATATGAAGACGCTTTTTCTGTGTTTGCAATGCCGACTTGGATTTCAGAAGGTATTAAAGTTGTACCTCAGAACTATTTAGCTAGTGGACTTGGTGATGAATACCTTCGAGTTTCAGTGCTGACTGGTGGAAATCTAGCCTATAGAAACCTATTTGACTCTGTAACAGGCCAACTCATTATTGATATATTCGTCGCTTCAGGAAATGGCCCTAAACGACTAGCTGCAATCGCAGATACGCTGGACACATATCTAGCACAAAAGACTATTTATACCCTTGCTAACCATTCCATCCAGTTTGGAAGCTCGGGTATGAACCCAATGGGTCTTGACTCCGCGAATCCTAGCTTGTATCGTGGTTCTTACTCAATTCCTTTCAATTACTTTGGAACTTAAAAATGGCTCATATTTCTTCTATTGGCGCGGCAATGTTCACGGACTTGTCTATCTCTACACCTGTTGTTGGTACAGCCGCTGCTAATCTGGCGAATTCTACCACGGCTGTAGAATTGCAGTCTCTCTTTTCGACTGAAATCGCAGCAACTGGCACACGCGCTGGTACTGTCGATGCAACAGGCCTTGGTACGTCTACGACTTTTGTTCGTGTTGCTAACGTTCGTTCTTTTCCAGCTATTGGTACACCTGCCAATATTGTTAAGGTGCCTACGTATGGTGCTAAGACGTCTATGTCGATTCAAGGTCAAGCTGATGCTCCTCAACTTGAGTTTGATATTAACTTTATCCCTGGCGCATGGACAAAACCAGCAACTGGCGTTTATGTTGCCGGTACTGACTCTATCTTGGGTAATGCTGTCGGCAGCAACGAGCAATTCGTATTTCGTATGACGTTGTTGGGTGCTGACAGTGCTGGTGTGACACCCGCAACAAAGTACGCTTCTACAGCACTCGGCTTGGGCACTGTTGAAAACAGCCAATACTACTGGCTTGGTAAGATGGAATCTTTGCTGATTACTCCTTCCCTGTCTGATGCTACCACCGCTAAGCTGACTGTTTCTATTCAATCTGCCTTCTATGGCGCTTTTACGATCTAATTGATCAAATCTTGGGGAGTAGGTATAGCAACCTTAATTCTTAAATAACCTGAACTGACAGGTGCCCTTTCTATTAAGAGATAATACATGAACGAATCTAGTTCAAATCCCACCTCTAATGAGACTAAGCCATTTAGCATCGGCTATGTGCTGCGTACTACTACGAAGCATATGTACAAAGACGTAGATGTCAGTATTCGAAAGACTTTTGAAAGAGTCGCTGAATTTGGCAATGACCAAGAAAAATCACAAGAGATCTTCAAGACCTTAGCAGTCTTACATTCACTACGTCGAATGCTGGAAGAGTTCAGTGTTGTGCATATTGACAGTCCTAGCGAAGCTCCAAAGGCTAACTAAAATGACTACTCAAAAATTTAACCTACCAATGGAAGAGACAAAAATGACAAATCGGTTTATCGGTTCAAAAGCAGTAAAGACAATCACGTTCATGGAAAAAGAACTTGAGATTTCAAAGCTTACTATCAATCAAGTACTTCGTGTACAAGCTGTTACAAAAGCGGCAGAAGCGTCTGGTAACGAAAATGGTGGTATTGATATTCTCAGTGCTGTCATTAGAGAGGGCGCAAGTGAACTGAGATCACTAGAGCAGTCTGACCTTCAGGACTTTCCAATGGAAGAACTGACGGCACTGTCTAATGCAATTATGGAATTTTCAGGCTTGGCCCAAAAGGTATGAGTCCCGAAGAGCTATCTCTGATGGAGTTAGCTCTTCTGTTTAGAATGCCGTTATATAAGCTCATGAATGAAATGCCGTATGAAGAGTATTTACTATGGGGCGAATACCTAAGTGAGCGGCCAATTGGCGTTCGAGAAGACTACAGAACTGCTTTACTGCTATCTGCGCAAGCTCCAAAAGCCGATATTGGAAAACTATTTCCGTCGCTTGCTATTAAACAAAAGAATGAAAATTCTATTGTTAACTCTGTATTCTATCAACTAATGAAAAAAAGTACAGGCGGCATCATACTAGAGGGCTGATCGTGAAAATACTTGTAAAAGGGGCTGACTCTGTTTTTGCAGAGTTGTCTAAACAAATATTAAAAGCACATAAAAGTGTGCTAGAGAAAGAAGCTATTAAATTAGCAAAACATATTGCAGATGCGACACCGATTGATACGGGTGAAGCCATGCGAGGCTGGAAGACAGCAGATATTAATGGTGAAGTGACTATTCTAAATGAAGTCCCTTATATTGCCATACTGAATCAGGGTCACTCCCAACAAGCACCTGCGCATTTCGTAGAAAAAGTTCTACTGCAATATGGAAAGCCTGTAGGAGCCCTTGTAACAACCACGCCTGATTAAATCAGGCTTTTTTATGGAATAGATATGGCGATTAAAATTGAAGTAGTCTCAGACTCAGACGCGGCGAAAAGAGATCTGTCGCTATTAAAGAACGCAATAGA